AAGAAGAGGGGCTCGGGGTGGATCGTTCTGCTGAAAAAGAAAACGGTGTTTCCGTTTTTCTTTTTTCGGAATGTTTGGTTGTTCCGTTTGTCGCGTTGTTGCGTTCTTGTATTCGTCGGGCTGTTTTGGTATTAACGAAAATTGCTCCGCGTCTGGCGTTGCAACTGGCGCAGGATCCAACTATTCCTGATCTGTCGTATGGGTCGCCCCCGGCTGCTAACTCGATGACGTGATCGGCTTGGCTACTGGGTTTCTTTCGGCACCAGTGGCATATGGGTTCTTCTGCGAGGACTTGGGCCCTTAGTTCTTTCCATCGTTTGGTTCCGTAGATCGGGTTTCCACTCATGTCAAGAGCATAGGTCAAGAGATACTGACGCCCAAGCGAGAAGGGCACTCGCTCGGTTGTCCTCGAATTACACGCGAAAGTGTGGTGGTTTGTGTCCCCCACTATTTAGGGCAAGTAGCCCATGGGAGCCTGTCTAGTTTTGTTCGGTGGACAACCATTCGCAATATACGTTTGAACGCTGATCGGTCACAATGCGTGACCGTCTACCCTCGTTGCCGAGTGTTCCCAGAGCAGGGGTCAGATTCCTGCAAGGGCTAATGCTCCTCTCGTTAGGAGCTGATGGTGTCAGTTGTCTTGGGATGTTAGACGCGTTTAAGTGTCAAGTGGTGCAGGGTGCCTTGGGGTTTAGATGGATTGCCTGCCAGCGACCCTCAAGCAGCACCTCCGCATACATGATTTGGACTTTGGGCAGGAACATTCCGTTCACTGTTAAGTATTCAATGTCATGGTCATTTGATATAGCGATAGCAAACACATTGTGGCAGAAGTATGCCTGTTCTCCTGATTGCCATACTCGAATGGGGTTAACTGGTTGAATGAACTCAGTCGTCATTGGGTTTCCTTGCTAGTCGTTCGCTGATCTTTTCTAAGTGGCATGGACGCCAGACGTGGACTTCTTCGCCTGAGTCTTGGAGGGTGTTTATCCAATCCCATTGCGTTTCACTAACGATCCCTTTATCAGCTTTTAATTCGGCAAACAAAGTGCCGCGGTACGGGTGCGACATGACTAGGTCGGGGAAGCCTTGGTTGCCTGTGTTGGGTGTGATCCATTTGCCCGGTCGGATCTGTGCGGGCTGGGTGTGCATGACACGCCAGCCATGCAATTTAGCCAATGTTATAACGGCTTTTTGGAACTCTGCTTCGGATGGTTCAGCCACCGTTCATCAGCCGATCAATGATTTCTGACGCTTCACGCTTTGTGGATGGTGCTTGACCTTCATAGTTTTTGGCTCGAAGCATTGCCATCTGTTTGGCGGTTGGCGGTTCGCTGGACGACCCGAGCGACTGGGTTCGTTCGGGAGCTGCGTTTGTGGTCGTTTGTGGTTGTTCGCCTTGGCGGTACACCTTGACCATCTCCTCCAGTGACGCACGTTTCTTTGAGCCTTGATATTGATAGTTCGCAAGGGCCCGTCCGATCGCACTGGTTTCACAGTTTTCTAGGGCCGATGTTTTGTTGACCATGCTTGAGCCGCGGATCTCTTCAGCGAATCCTGTAGTGGTCGGGTGGTGGTCCTCGTATGTGGCGAACAGGCTTGCTTTCATGACAATGCGTGTTCCGTCGTCCACAATGATTTCCGTGATGATGCGTCCGCGTGCGCAGTCCTTCCAAAATGCGGGAAGGCGTTCTGCTACTTCTGCGTAGTCGGCTGGGTTGAAACTCATGATTCCATGTCCTTCAAGTGTCGGGCCTGTGCAGGCGTTTGAATTTTGAGATTGTTGATGACTCGAATCATGGCGACACAACGTGCAGTTTCTTCCAGTGTCATACCGACGAAACCGCCCTCTTCGGCGCATTTAAGACAGATGCCGCGCAACTCGGTACGCATACGAATATCGGCAGAGTTGAAACCACAAGCGCAGATGTTGCAATTCATTTGAAACCGCCCAGACGCATAGCCACGATTGCGTCCTGCGTTGACTTCGTCAGATTTGACAGATAGATCCCGTTCTCTTCAGCGACATAAGCCAACTCAAACAAGGCTTTGCGCAACATCGCAATATCCGTCTTTTGGGCGTCTAACTGCCATGCGGCTGCTTTCATAGCAATTTCCGCTTTAGTGATCGCGGCGGTCATGTCCGCTAACTGTTGGTTCATGGTCGGGGCTCCTTGACTTGTCTGTATTTCCCGTCACGGTACACAAGGGGTGTGGCCGTGTTTGTGGATAACTGTCGGTCTAACACAAGTTTCTGTCGTTCGCGCCATGTCAGCCCTCCCCACACACCAATGCACTCTTGGCGAGTCGTGGAATATTGCAGGGCCTCATCTAAACATTGCTCGCGTACCGGGCACGTTGCACAGACTGCTTTAGCGTCCTTGATTTTCTTGAGGATTTGCGGTTCAGCAAACTCAAAGATGAACAGGTCTAACGGCATGCCTCGACAAGCTGCGTAATCCCACCAGCGGTTCAGCACAGGCTCCATGGTTTCCATCCGCACCTGCCTTTGGCTTCCAGTTCTGAGTAGAGCAGGTAAGCAAAACGCAGGTTCAGAGTCGGGTCGGACATGGATTCTTCCATTGGGCCTGAAAAGAGTTGTTCAACATAGGCGCGGTGGATTTGGTTGATTTGGGCGACGCCGTGGTCGTGCCCGTTAAACGATGGGTGAGTGTGGCTGACATTGAGGCACCGTGTTTCCTTCCAAAGCAAGCGACCCAGTTTCTCGAGTGTCTCAGTGTTGTTGGGCCAGCCGACTGTGATCGCCGTCTGGAACCATTCTTGGCATTTGGTGTCCGGGTGGAACGGTGCGAGGGTTGTCACTGGCTGAGTCGTCGTGCTGGTCGTGCTGGTCGTCGTAGAAGTTGTTGTTGCTGTGAGTTCCTCTGCGCGGTCCTGTAGTTGTTCGGGTGTCAACATCCCGAGCGTGATCGTTTGGGGCACAGACGGAGCCTGAAGGGTCACTGTGGTGTCTTGGACGCCAGTGATCGCCCACAAGGCGCACAGTCCATAGGTCGCAAAAGATAAAAGTAAGAATCGTTTAAGGTTCATTTGTTCTCCAAAAGTGTTCGGGCAAGATCCATTCCTGCCACAGTGATTTCACAGGTCATTCGTTCTTCACCAGTCAAAGGTGAGACAGCTGTACCGACGGACTCAATAAGTCCGAGAGCGCGTAGATCTGAGCATCGTTTCCACCAGCAACATCCAGCCTTTGACAACAGTCCAGACGCTTCAGCTGCTTGGTCGTCAGTCAATTTGAAACGATCAAACGCCATCAGATATGTGACTAACAGTTGAGCCATTTGAGAGTTGGCTCGAATCTTCACTGATTTTGCGCCTGCCTTGGATGTTGGCGGGTCGTCAGTTCGGGACTGCTGATGCTCAGGTATTGAGAGATCGCCAAATAGTGATAGTTGCACTGCTTTCCTCCTGCGGTCGGGGTCCCGCTATCACGGGACGCACTTGGTTACCAGTCATTAGACCGACTCCCAGACCGAATGTCAAGTCACCGCGCGTCGAGTGTAGGAAAAGCCGCTATGGCATCTAGGACGGCTTGTGGGAGGTTGTCTCCGCAGACGTAGCGGATATGCCACGCTTCGGCGTTAGCACCGTTTTTGACTTCCCATGAGAACCCAAACTTGAGGGCGTTGCTGGTGGAAAATCCGTCGCCTAGTAACCATTCGAGTCGTTTGCCTGAAGCGGACGCGACGTCTATCGCGAGTCCCCAGCCGTGATTGCTCGTACCGGGTGTGCCTGCTGGGGCGAAACCTTGTTTCAGCCACCAAACTTGACCGTTGTATTTGCGGGTCACTTGGGGTTTGCGGAAGTTGGGTTTGGCTTCGTACCGTTGATTGAACAGGGCTACTTGTTGGGCTAGTGGGCGGTATGCGCCGACGTGCTTGAGTTCTATTCCGTCAAAGTAAGCGGCGAGTTGTAGCGCGTTCCATGCGGTGGCCGCGAGGCTGTGTAGTTTGCCGTTGGGGGCTTTGATGTCGCGTAGTAAGGCTGGTTTGATTTCGCCGTTTTTTTGACCTTCTAGGTCTGACGGCATGATGATCGGTAGTACCGGGTAGTTAGTCATCTTGTTTGTCCTTGTCTTTGTCCTTGAGTCCGTTGCTTGCCAATACTCCGCCGAGCAATCCTAAAAGTGCCATAAATGCTGGAGCCAAAATACCGTCAATGAAAGAACTGTCGGTGGGCGATGGTTCAAGCGGTTGTACGACGAATAGCACTCCGTACAAAATACCTAGCATGGAGATTCCAAACACGAACGACAAGGTCACGCCTACGACAAAAATAAGTCGGGCTTTAATCTCAGAGTTGCTTAATTTTTTCATGGTGTGGTTGCTCCTGTTGAGGTGTCACATCTACGGCCTGACGGATCGGTTTCGCAGGTGTGTCGAGTGCGATCGGTGCAACTGGTAACAACAAACATTAGGGCAATGGCGAGGGCGGCGACGACGGCAAGAGTTTTCATGGCATCGGCGGATCTGGTAGGTCGGCTTCGTTGCTCGGTGTCCATGTCGCCATAAAGTCACGCAACTCTTGACGGTACACAGCCCATTCTGCTGAGTACTCAGGGGTTAACGGGTTGTTCGGTAACTGTGTCCAGTCGGACTCACTCAAATATTCTTTGATTGCCCAACGGCAGTTTTTGGTTTGTTCTTCGGCGGTGTCGCCACCTATGTAAATGTTCATGATGGGCCTATGTCCTCTACTAGTAAATATGCAACACGTTGACTGCCTCGACTTAAACCGCCTGTACCTGCCGACATTTGAGCAGTGGCTACAAAGTTTTGTGATCCTGCCGTAAGAGTCCCAACCCAAATACCGTGAGCAAATCTGTCTTGACCCGATCCGTTTTGCTCATAAAATTGTTGAACTATGGTGCCTGAAATGTTCGTTTTTCTAATTTGAAAAGTGTAATAGCCTGTGCCGCCAAACATGTTTGGTTCAAAATATGTGATTTTGTAAAGGCGGTTTGCTACAGCGGTAAACGACGAGCCCGTGATCTGCACCTCTTCTGCGGTGATAGATGTGTCGCTAGTAGTTGATTCGTTGTACGCCATTACCCCACGAGGGAAACGGTTCTGCTGTGCAGCTGTCAGGACTGCGCCCGACGAGAAGTCTGTGTTTGGGTTGATAGCCATGTTTCTCCTTTACCAGCCGAGACGACTGGTATCTAAAATACCTAAAGAAGTGTTGTCAAGAATAAAAAACTGGTAATAAGTCGCTGGCGACAAATACAAAACCCATTCGGTTTGCTCGGGAGTCATGTTCACACTGTAACCCTCTAAAGCAACTAATTCAGTCGTGTCAGACCCAGCACCCGGTACACGGTACGCCAAATTAAATAAGATTTCATCACGCAAAATCATAAACAATGTGTAAGCCGTGTCATTTTGTGTTCGATCAGAAAACCTTATTTCAAAGCGTAAATCTGTCGGATCAGAAAAAGTGTTGACGATCCATTCAGCGTTACCAAGGCCTTGAGTTGTGTTGTAGTCAACAGTTGAAGAACTGTAAAAGGTTGCGCCATAGGTTGAAACAGAGCTGGCGTTACTGGCTGTTTGGCTTGCTAACCCATTAGGCGAAATAGTTGCCGTATTGATAAAAGATAACCCGTTTTGAATTCGAGCAAATTCTTGATACCCAATAACGCTTGACGACGAAGTACGACCAAACGAGACAGGAGTTGTGGCTTCAAATTGTTTTCTGCCGTAAAAGTTAATGCGTCCTGCGGCACTGTCACGGTTTGTTCTTAAAATGCCACGCTCAGTTGCGTTCAAAAAGTTCAACTGGTTCAAAACTGTGCCTGTGTAAGTTTGTGCTGAAGCCGTTGACTGCGTTTGCAGATTGCTTATTTTTACATTCGATGGCAACGGGCCACCTGAAAGCGAAGTGAATTGAGTCGCCTGCAGTCCTGTGGTTTGTTCTGACAACGATAAAGCATTTGCTTGAACACGACCAGCCCGACCAAGAGCATCAACACAAAAAAGCGTGGCTGTTGATAAACCAACATTGCCAGGGTGATCAGCAAAAGTTATTTCTTGAACTGCGTAAACATTTCCTGGGTCATTGCCGTAGGTAACGTCTGTTCTGTCAGTGTCTAACAAAATTAAAGTATTGAAACTAAAATTTGTGACAAAGTTGGAAGAGTTGTTAATCGTAATTGTCAAAGTGCCTGCGCCGTAATCCTCTAAATACTTTGTACGACCGTAAAACATTGAAGCACTAAGAATTTGCGAAGTAAATTCTGTACCTTTAGAAAACCCTGCAGGGTTGTAATAAAACTTCCAATCACTAGCAGCCATTACATAGCCCTAGTGTTGACGGGTACTGGGCCCGACTGACGGACATACTGTTGGAGTGCTCTGACGATGCTGTTAGGGTCGCCGCCGTTGACATTGACCGTGATCGTGTTGCCACCGCCACCTAGCGCATTGTTGGGGGTGATGTTTCCAGACGTGCCCGGTGTGAACAGTTCAGGACCGCGCTCACCCACAAGATAAGTCGAGCCACCAGCCACAGGACCGCCCATAGCACGCGCAGGCACTGTAGAGATACCTGCAAGCCCTAACGCATCCTCAGGGCTTAAACCGCCGTACTCTGCACCACGGGCAAGATAGGTCGCGTATTCGAGTGCAGCTGCTGGGCCTTGAGTTTTAAACCTAAACAGGATTTCCTTAGATGAAATGTTATCCATTTCGCCAGCAATCTTGGATAGTTGATCGGCAA